CCCGCCTCTCCCGCACCCAAAGCCCGTTTGAACGTCAACGCATGTTATTTACATGGGAAGGCGGTAAGATTGTCAGCTCGCAGCCCATCGATGATGATCAGTTTGTCACTCGGCGCGATAAGCTGGTCAACTATATCCGCGAACCACGCTTTTTATCCCTTGAGCAGTTAATCGAAATTAGCGAAGCCGCTAACCAACAAATCGCCTGTATCGCGCGTATTGGCCGCGAGCAAGCACGACTAGGGTAAAGTGACAGTTAAACGCCCATAAAAAATGGCTACCGTTTGGTAGCCATTTTTTGTTTGCACTGTTGTCTGACTTAGCAGTATTGCTAACTCATTAAGATCTCTACGCCCTGTTTTTTGACGATATTTAGCAACTTTAATGCGGGGCCATCGGGATGACGTTTACCTTGCTCCCACTTTTGCACGCTTGATAACGATACATTTAAATATTGTGCAAACACAGGCTGGCTTACCTTGTTACTCGTACGCAACTCTTTTATGTCAGCGGCAGAAAACTCTGCTAGCTCAGGTAAGCAAAGCGCGTCAAACTTGCGCATGGTTTCTGGCGGCATGAGACCAGATGCATGTAACCCTTGGGCGGTATTATGTAATGACTTAAGTAAGCGGCTCATTTCTTATTACCTCGTATAACTCTTTATCTTTTATTGCTTTAGCTAACTGAGTGTTGTTGTAACTCATTAATAATTTAGCTAATTCTAACAGCACAGCTTTTTCGGTTTTAGTAATATTATCGCGTTCATTTTTAGCAAAACCAAACATGTAAAAAGCTTTATCTTCAGAGCGAAACGCAATCAATGTACGAAAACCACTACGCTTACCTTGATTTAATCTGGGTACCCGTTTTTTTACGACACTGCCACCCAAGTTTGCATCAATTAAACCACGATCCATTTCGTCCACTGCAGCTAATAAAGCGGCATCTTCAAGGCCTTCATCATTTGCCCATGATGTAAATTCTGCGGTTTTAAATATGCGCCCCACTCTTGTTCCTAAGTGTAGTACTGTGTCCTATGTTTTCAATGGTAACACTGGGCTATTTTCTGTGCAAGCAACAGTGCAAGTAGGGTAAGCAAGCTCAATTGCATGAGCTTGCTGTTACATTACTTATGCTGCGCTACGGACGAAGAACTTAGACTTACCCGTGGCAACGATTGAGCTGTCAGCGAGTACAGCACCTTCAATATCGAAGCTACCGTAATCGGTACCGATCAAGTCTAAGCCTGATGTGGGTGTGGGCTTCCACTTATAAAACTTCAGCATCCACGGTTTACCGGTTGAGTCGTTAATACCATCAACAACCACACTGACCGTTTTGCCAGATTCCGTTAATGCCTGCAACGCATTACCCGCTTGGCTGGTGTAGCCAATGGTTAATGTTTGGCCTGCTGTAATGGCGCCAGTCGATAACGCGCGGATACCTGCGGCACTGACAACATAATCTTCATCAAGTACATAAGTCACATCACCCGCTTCATTTTTAACAACAGGGGCGATACTGGTATCAATCATTTTTGCGGTTTGCGCTAAGCCATCGAGCACAACGATAATTTTTTCATCTGCAACGGGTGTTGCAGTTAATACATCAATCTTACCGCGCATAGCTAGCGCTAAGTTCTCGTTGTTAAAATCGTAAAAGGTCGCACTTAATTTTACGGATTTAATCAAAGTGACTTCATCGGCATAACCTCCGCCACCACGGTAGTTGGGCAAGGATTTGGTTTCTTGTTCGATAGCGAGCTTTACGCCGCTCACGTTGCCACAGTCACGGCCATCGATATAGACGATCGCTGAGCCGATGTAACTTTCGGTTACTATTTCACTCATAGTGAGTCTCCAAATTTAACGGTATTAACAAGGGATAGGGTGATAACCGCTAGGCCATGTTTTTCATGGGCTTCGGGCATGATGTACTTGCAGGGCTCAGACTCTTTAAAGCTGATCACCGAGGGCAACCAACTGGGTTTCTCGGTATTACGTTCATCTTTATAAAACGTACTGCGAATGGCGCGAACCAAGTTAATGAGATCGGCTGTCGGGTTGGTTGACTTGGTTAGATTGATACCCGCTACCACTTGCAGCACCAAATCATCACGGTAATTATCGCGACCATTTACCGAACGAGCTTCATCAGTGAATGGCTGCAAAAAGATAAACTTCTTTTCAGATGCGACTGATTGCACATAAAAACCTTCGCGCACAGTGGCGCCGTCAACCAGCGCGAGGCGGTCTAAAATTGCTTGGATCATGGGGCTGTCCTTTCGGTATTTATCCTTTAGGCATTAACGATTAGCGTACTGGCCATATTTATTTCGCAGATGAGCAATAATCGGCGGCTCAATATCGTCGCGGATCTTGCTAAAACTGCCTGCCACTGAAGGGCCGTACATCGCTTTTTGTCCTTTAAGCTTTCGCCAACTGTTATCACCTTTCTGGCGTTGGAACATGATTTGATTGCCATTGCGACCAATCAAGGTAAAGGTGCCTTTAAACCATGTAGGTTGATTTCGTAGCACACTGATCATGTGACCGTCAGGCCGAGAGCCGCCGTTCTTTCCGGTGCGGGTTAAGGCTCTGGCAAAACGGGTTAATGTGCTGGCACGATAACGAGCGGTGATAAACCCTTTTAAACTGCGTGGGTCAAAACTGACAGATAGATGCTGCTCAATGTAACTGCGGGAGCGGAAACCATAACGGGCAAAAATGGCATCGACCGCCGCTTTTTCACCAAACTTTACTGAGTCCTCAATCGCCCGATTAATCGCTGGCGCTTGTGCATCACGAATGCGGTTAAGTTCCTTTGTTACCGCCTCCATGCCTTCAATCTTTATGCGTGCCATAGCTAGGCCTCAATCTGAATATAGATAAAGGCCACGCTGACCGAATCCATGCTTACCCTTTGAGTGAGCCGTCCTTGCTGGCCGTTGGGTACAAACTCACCTGCAGAATCAACTGTGCCTAGCGCAAACTCATCACCTGAATTTACCGCCCCTTCGGATTGTAAAAACTCGGCACGACTGATTAGCTCGGGAATATATTCATTAGACGAGGCCGCAATTTCAGCGCCGTTATCATCCAAATTCACCAGGCGAGTAAATGGCGCGGAGCCATCGCTTGGGGTAAAAAGGCACGGATCAGCCAAACGCTGAAATAGCCGCACCATTTTACCCCGCACGCGTTCGGTAAAGTTGTTGCCAACGTTAGGCATTGATCTTCACCCAGACGCTGGTAGATGGATTGCCAGCACCCAGCCACGCTTTACCGACTCGCGTATTATCAGTCGCAGTAGCAGTGATCACCTTAGCGGTATCATCCCAATACACATCATCGCCTTGGCCGATATCAGCTGTATTGGCTTTGGGTAATTCAACAACGCCTTCAGTAATAAATTCGCCAGGCGTGTTAGCAGGGATATTGGCTAAAGCAACGGCCAGCAAGGCGCCGATTAACAATGCCCCGCCGCTAGTCACAACAACTGTTGGGGTGAACGTGATGGTCTTGCCATCTTGCACATAATTTTTCATGAGAGTGTTCCTATCTTTAAATCAAGACTTAGAAAAATGGCTATCGATTGATAGCCATTTTTAACAGTGGAGATACCAGTTAACTTGCGACAATTACACGCCTGTTGATTTCACCAAGCCACGGTAATCAAGTGGAGCCACACCCGCATCGATGCGCACTTTGGTGGCTACGCCGTCAACAGTAAAGCCTTGTTGCTGTTCGATGTAAGGCGTGTCGATGCCATCGAGATAAGCTACTTCGATGGTGTCATTACCTTGTCCAGCGGCTAAGTAGTAAGCCTTATCGCTAACTAATTTCAGACGAGACTCTGAAATCACTTCCGCAAAATCTTGCATAGGATTAGCAATACCTGCATTGATATCAGCACCTTTTACTGAGCTCGATTTAATGATCTGAGTCAGCGTACGTTTAAGATTAGGTGGACATAAAACAAACTCAGGCATGATGTTTAGTGCCCTTGGCGTTTTACCGCCTGTGGTTTGGCTTTCCATCAACTCAGCCAATACCGCTAAACTTTCCGCACTGGGTACGCCTGAACCTAAGTTCTTATGGTCTGCATGGAACAGGTTTTTCCCATCAGCCATCAGCGGGTTACCAGTTAAGATAGCAAACACTAAATCGCCAATCGTTGCTTTCGCTGCAGCACCCATTTTTTCAGGGATGGTAGTCAACACTGTCATATCATCATTAATGATACATTGGCGGGTGATAGAGAAAATTTCACCGTAGGTCGCTAGTGCAATATCTGCACCTGTATCACCAAGGGTAATATATTTATATTCAGCACCTTCACGGACTTTTCGTAAGCTGCCAAATTCTTCCAAACCAACACGTTTAGAGACTTTAAAGTCACTAAGCTGGCCTTTACGGGTAAAGCGCTCAAAACTTTCTTGCGCAGCAGTCCAACCTTTTAACACTGACTTATTAGCCACATCTAACAAGATATTGCCAAAATCACTTGAGCTATGAGTAAACGCTAATGCGACCATTTGCATTTGATTAAGCCCAGCCATGCCGATACCGCGATCACCCAGTGAAGCTCGAGCTAACTCTTTCAAGTTATAGCTGGTATAGCCGTTTGATGCTTCGGCTTTCTCATAACCAGCGCGAGCCATTAAGTGAGCACGAATTGAATCACCCACGATGTTACCGTTGCTGGCATGAATAATGACACTTTTAGGCTGCACGGCGCACGGCGTAGTGTTCTCACCCAACTTTGCCAAGATCATGTCTTTGGCTTTATCAGCATTGATGTTGGCATCGGCAATACACTGATTACGTAACTCTGCTAACTCAGGAAAGAAAGTAAATGCCGCATTGATACCGTTCATACGCTCAGTATTAAACGCAATCGCAGCCGCTTGAATAGCTGTGGTATCAGGTTGTGTTGCTGCAGGCGCAGGCAACTGAGCATTAGGTGCTGCTGGTGCTGGCACGAGTGGGTTGGGAGCACTGTTACCCTGCGGTGCAAACAGGTTTTTGAGAGCTTCAGGCATATTAGTAAAATCCTTAAGACGTTTTGAATTAAGTGATGCCGCCATTTGCAGCGGATCGGTGAGGGTGTTGGCAAAACCTTTTTCCACTGCTTCGC